GATGCAAGATCCAAGGCCAAAGCAATATCTGCAAGAAATAAGGCGAAAAAATGAGCGAATTACCTATCACCACCGACATTGGCGCAATTGAGCCAATGGATGAAACCGAGTTGCAGGGCATTGTCTCTGGCGAGTTGGAGGACGCTGTCAGTTATATCGACTCTGATGTGTCACCAATTCGCGCCAAGGGTACTGAATATTACCGAGGCGACCCCTTTGGAAATGAGGAAGATGGCCGTTCTCAGGTAGTGGCGATGGAGGTGCGCGACACTGTCAGCGCCATGATGCCAAGCCTGATGAAAGTCTTTTTCAGTTCTGAGAATGTGGTGGAGTATGTTCCGCGTGGACCAGAGGATGTGGCCGGCGCACAGCAGGCGACAGATTACGCCAACTACATATTCAGCGCCGACAACAATGGTTTCATGACCACCTATGCGTTGTTCAAGGACTCGCTGGTGCGTAAGTGCGGCATCGCCAAGTATTGGTGGGAAGAGAACGAAGAAGTCAAAATTGAGGAATATTCGGGTCTTGATGACCAGACTGTGCAAATCCTGATGCAAGAGGATGCCGAGGTCAAGATCGTGGTCAGCTACCCTGACGCATAGATGCCGATGCAACCACCACAGCCTGATCCAATGACTGGCCTGCCCATGCAGATGCCCCAGCCAATGTTGCATGACGTTCAGATCAAGCGAAACACCAAGGATGGTCGTATCCGCATCATGGCTGTACCTCCCGAGGAGTTGGTAATTGATCGCCGCGCAAGATCGTTTGATGACGCTGGCATCATTGCCCACCGCCAAATGGCGACAGTCTCCGACCTGATCGGCATGGGATACGACCAAGACGAGATCGAAGAAAACATTAGCAGCACCGACTTGGACAGCAATGACGAGTATTTGGCGCGTCAGCCTCTGAGCACCACCATGGGCGCAGGCGACAGTCTGAATCCCATGCAGCGCAGGGTTTTGTATATCGAAGCGTATATGCGCGTTGACTATGACGGCGATGGCATCCCCGAGTTGCGGAAGATTTGCTGCATGGGTTCGGGCTACACCATGGTGCGAAATTTACCCGCCAGCTACATCCCATTTGTGGACTTTCCCTGTGATCCCGAGCCACACACCTCGCCTTTGGAGGCGATGTCTATCTTTGACATCACGCATGACATCCAAGAGATCAAGTCCGAAATCATGCGTAATACGCTGGACTCGCTGGCGCAATCAATCCACCCGCGCACCGCGGTGGTTGAGGGTCAGGTCAACATTGATGATGTGCTGAACAACGAAACTGGCGCAATCATCCGCATGAGAGCGCCAGGTATGGTGCAGCCATTCAGCTCGCCATTTGTTGGGCAGGCCGCATTCCCCATGCTCGACTACATGGATCAGATGCGCGAAGACCGCACCGGCATGAGCAAGGCGGCGATGGGCTTAGACCCTGACGCGTTGCAGTCGACCACCAAGGCGGCGGTGGCTGCCACAGTCAGCGCCAGCAGTCAAAGGCTTGAGCTGCAAGCTCGAATCTTGGCTGAGGGTATGAAGAAGCTCTTTAAGGGCATTTTGTACCTGATGACCACACACCAAGACAAGCCTCGCATGGTGCGTTTGCGTAACGAGTGGGTGCAGATCGATCCTCGCGCATGGGACGCCAACATGGATGTCAATGTCAACATTGGCCTTGGTAATGGTGACATGGGTGAGCGTATGCAAGGCTTAACCATGATCGCTGGCAAGCAAGAGCAGATCATGCAGCAATTTGGTTTGGGTAACCCTGTGGTGACACCCGCCATGTACATCCGCACCATTCAGAAGATTGTTGAATTGTCGGGATTCAAGGACGCATCAAGCTACTTCCAAGCCCTGCCTGCTGACTTTCAGATGCCTCAATCTACGCCAAAGCCAACCCCAGAAGAAGTGTTGGCGCAAGTGCAGGCTCAGTCGATCCAAGCTGACATTCAGAAAAAGGCAGCCGAGCTGGAATTGAAGCGTGAGCAGATGGTCAGAGATGACGATTATCGAAGAGATCAATTGGCGCAGGACTTAATGCTCAAGAAGTATGAACTTGAGTTAAAGTACGGCACACAAATTAGCACTGCTGAGATTGATGCTCGGCAGGCAATGGACAGAGAGGCGATGCAACAGCAGACAGCTCTTGTGCAAAGTGCGGTGCAAGCCGCCAACCAAGTACAAGCGCCGCCAGTTGAGCAAGTGCCACCCATCAACCTTAATGGAATGGTTCAATGAACGAAGACGCAGTACGAAAAGGTCAAAAGGCTCACCAGTTAGCCAATGACGAGGTCTTTTCGGCGGTATTGGAAAAGATGAAAAATGACCAGTATTGGATTTTTGAGTCTACTAAACCCGAAGAAACCGCCAAGCGCGAGATCGCCTGGTCAATGCTGAAAGCTATTGAAAACTTCCGCATTGAGATCACCAAGATGGTGGACAACGGCAAGGTGGCACAGCGTGCCATTGAACGCGCAACCAAAAATATCGTTTAATTAGGAAATAGACCATGCAAACAGTAGCACCAACGCCAGCAGGCAGTGCAGTACAAGGTCCAATGAATGTGGCTGAAGCAGCCAATGCACTTGCAGGATTACTGCCCGATGAGGGACAACAGGAAGACGGCGAGGCGCAGTTGCCCGAAGAGGGCGCGGCGGTAGAAGAAGAGTTGTCAGCAGATGCAGACGCGGCTGATGATGAAACCGATGCCGAACAATCCGAGTTAGATGAAGACACCGAGGAGCAAGAACAGCCACAAGTCTTCTCCGTCAAAGTTGACGGAAAAGAAGTCGAGGTGACGCTGGACGAACTTCAAAAGGGATATTCAAGGACTCAGGATTACACACGCAAAACGCAGCAAATCGCAGAGGTGCGAAAGCAAACCGAAGCTGAGTTGCAGGCAGTGCGTGCCGAGCGTGAACAGTACGCTCAGTTATTGAGTGCGTTGGAATCACAAGTTCAACAAGTGGCGCAGCCAAACATTGATTGGGATCGTCTTTATCAGGAAGACCCCATCGAATGGGTACGGCAGCGCGAGGTGATGCGCGAAAACCAAGAGAAGTCGGCGGCTATTCAAAGTGAACAGCAACGACTAGCTCAGTTATCGCAGCAGGAACAAGCACAGTTCATGCAGCAGAGATTGCAGCAGGAACAAGAGGCTTTATTGGCGGCCATCCCTGATTGGAAAGACGCTAAGAAAGCTCAAGCCGAAAAGGCTTTGCTTGTTGAGTTCGGTCAAAAGATCGGATTCACACCAGACGAGTTGAAGAGTGTGGTGGATCACAGGGCGGTCCTGATGTTGCGTAAGGCAGCACTCTACGACCAGATGATGTCCAAGCGGGGCAACATCAAGCCAGTGACCAACAACGGACCTCGGCCTGCCAAGCCTGGTGCAGCAGGGCGAGTCTCAAATACGACTGAAGCAGTTCGCGCACAACAGCGCGTCGCTAAAACTGGCCGTGTCGATGATGCGGCCAATGCAATCTTCCAACTTTTGAAATAAGGAATAAATCATGGCTATCGTAACGAACACATTCACGACCTACTCTGCAAAGGGTATTCGTGAAGACTTGAGCAATGTGATCACAAACATCGCTCCCGAAGAAACCCCCTATATGTCCAACATTGGCCGCGAAAGTGTCTCCAATACTCTGTTTGAATGGCAGACAGATACATTGGACTCTGCTGCTGCTAACGCACAGCTTGAGGGTGATGATGTAACTTTTAACTCAGTAACAGCAACTGTTCGCTTGACCAACTACGCTCAGATTTCACGCAAGACTATTGTTTTGTCGAACACTGAAGAAGTTGTCAACAAAGCAGGCCGCCGTTCTGAGTTGGCTTATCAGATCGCTAAGCGCGGCTCTGAATTGAAGCGTGACCAAGAGTTCGTGATGTTGAACGGCGGCATTGCTGTTGCTGGTAATACCACCACAGCTCGCGTGAGTGCTTCTTTGGGTGCTTTCATCAAGACTAACGTGGACTATGACACTACCAACGGCGTAAATCCTAGCTACACCACCCTGCCTAACTCAGCTCGCACTGACGGCACTGTGCGTACTTTTACTGAAACCATTCTCAAGAATGTGATTCAGAAAGTATGGACACAGGGCGGTACACCTAAGATTTTGATGACTGGTCCAGTCAACAAGCAACGCGTGTCAGGTTTCTCTGGCATCGCATCAGCTCGCTACAACATCAATGGCGGTGATCGTCCTGCAACCATCATCGGTGCAGCCGACATCTACGTCAGCGATTTTGGTCAAGTTCAAGTCGTTCCTAACCGCTTCCAGCGCGAGCGTGACGCTTGGGTGATCGATCCTGAGTACGCAAAGATGGTTACCCTGCGTCCTTACCAACAAGTTGAGTTGGCAAAGACTGGTGACGCCGAGAAGCGTATGCTTTTGGTCGAATGGGGCCACAAAGTCTTGGCAGAAAACGCACATGGTCTGGCAGCAGACTTGGTAACTTCTTAATCGAAGAAAAGGAAGAGGGGGGAGCAATCCCCCCTTTTTTTACATGGAAAAAAGAATATTCAGCGAAGACAAAGATCAGGGCATCACACGCTACTGGCACTACAACCCTGAGACTGATGAGGCAACGATTCAGACGCAGCAGGATGTAACAGACATCATTGAAGAGAACAAGCAAGAGTTCAATATGGTGGATGAGCGTGCTGGCTGGAAAGGTGAGTTTCACCGCGTTGCAAGCATTCCAATGTCTATATATGCAAAGCTCAAATCAGAAGGCAAGCTCGAAGATCAGGAATATATGAAGCGTTGGCTTAATGATCCAGAGAACAGATTTTTTCGTGTACGACCAGGACAAGTATGAAATACATTGCAGTATGCACACCAGCGCGTGACATGGTCCACACTATGTTTACCTATGATCTTGTCAACATGGTGGCTAACCACACATTGAACACCAATGATGCCATCAGCTTGAAAATATCGCAGGGGACGCTTATCGCCAATCAGCGAGCTGAATTGTGCCTAGACGCGATGCGTGAAAAATGCACTCATGTGCTTTTTATTGATTCAGATATGCGATTTCCGCATGACATGATTGAGCGTTTGCTGCAACATGACTTGGACATTGTGGCTACCAATTGCGCCAGACGCCGTATGCCAACAGGACCCACCGCACAGATTTACAAAGAGAATGGCGAGCGTGAGCTGGTATATACGATGCCCGAATCAACTGGCCTGCAAGAGGTTGGATCGGTTGGCATGGGCGTGATGCTGATCAAGGCCAATGTCTTTGCAAAGTTGGCCGAGCCTTGGTTTGAGACTCCATGGCGGCATGACAAGCGTG